CCACGGGCACACTGCCGACCAGCCTGCGCTTACCCAGGTTCATGAGCTGGACCCAGCCGATGCGGCACACGGGCAGAACGCCGACGCGTCCACGCTGACCCAGGCCCACGAGATCACCGCTGCCGACGCTGACCACGCGCAGGTTGCGGACCCTGCGACGCTCACCCAGACCCACCAGCTGGCTGCGGTCGACGCCAGCCACGAGCAGACCGCCGACCAGCCGGCGCTCAGCCAGCAGCACGTGCTGGCCCCGGCAGACGCAGCGCATGCCCACACGGCTGACCAGCCGGCGCTGACCGGCGCCGGGGACGTGCTGCCCGCCGATGCGGCGCACACCCACACTGCGGACCAGCCGGCTTTGACCCAGGTTCACAGCCTGGCGGCGGCGGACACGACCCACGGCCAGAGCGCCGACGAGGCCACGCTCGCCCAGGTCCACCAGCTCACACCCGCCGACGCTTCCCACGTGCACACTGCGGACCAGGCGACGGTGGCCGGCGGGCTGACCCTCGCCGCCGCTGACGCATCCCACACCCAGACGGCCGACCAGCCGGCGATCACCCAGCTACACCAGCTGGCCCCGGCCGACTCGACCCACACGCAGGCCGCGGGCCAGCCGGGCCTGACGCAGACCCACGGGCTGGCTCCGGCCGACGCCGCACACGGCCACGTCGCCGGCGTGCCGACGCTGGTCAGCGGCTCAGCCCTCACCGTCGCCGACGCCAGCCATACGCAGACCGCCGACCAGCCGGCGCTCAGCCAGCAGCACACCATCACCGTGGCTGTCGCCACCCACGCGCAGACAGCGGAGCAGGCCGCACTCACCCAGCTGCACCTGATCGCCGCCGCCGATGCGACGCATGCGCACACCGCTGACCAGGCCGAGTTCACCGGTCGCGGCTGGGGTGTCGCAACCAGCGTCCCGGCCACCGGGCCCAGCGTCCGGGTGCTGGCGTCCACCGGCCCGACCGCGGCTGCTGTGCCACAGACCATCGGAGGCGGCGGATGATCGACCTTGGTGACACGCATCAGGTGGCGGTAGAGATCCGCGACAGCGACGGCCCCGCCAACCCGGCCACCGCCGTCCTCACGGTCACCCTGCCGGACCTGACCACCGACACCCCCGACGTGACCCTGCCGCCAACGGTGACCGGCATCCTGCGGGTCGACTACCCGACTGTGCAGGCCGGGTTGCACCGGTGGCGGCTGGTCACCACCGACCCGATAACCGCCCACGGCGACACGTTCAACGTCACCGACCCGACCTGGCCGGCGCTGGCCGGGCTGGCGCCGGTCAAACACCACCTGAACATCCCGGCCGCGGACACCACCGACGACGACGAACTGCGCGGGTTCATCCTCTCCGCCAGCGCGGTGGTCGAGGACATCGTCGGGGTAGTCGCACCGCGCACTTTTGTCGAGACCGCCTCCGGTGGCGGGCGGCACATCGTGCTGGAACGGCGGCCGGTCATCTCCGTCACCCAGATCAAGGTGGGCGGGGTGGAGGTGGCCGCCAGCAACTGGACGGCGAGCCCGTCGGGGCTGGTCCGCTCCGAGAACGGCGACTGGCCGGCCGGGCTGCGCAACATCGAGGCCACCTACGTGGCCGGCCGGCCGATCGCATCGCCCAACGTGCTGGACGGAGTGATGGACCTGATCCGCATCAACTGGCGCCCGCAGGCCGGCGGCAACTACGGGGCGTTCGACGGCGGCCGGGGTGACGACTTCGGGCAGGCCGCCCTGGAGGCGAGCTTGCAGGGCCAGCTCAGATTGGGGTTCTTCGTGCCGAACACGGTCACCCAGCGGCTGATACCGGACCGGCGCGGGCCGGTGGTGCTCTGATGGCCTCCTCGATCCCCGCCGCCCTGGACTACCTGGTCGCCGCGGTCCGGGACCTGCCCGAGGCCGGACCGCCGGTGGCGGTCAGCGACGGATGGCCGGTGCAACGCTCCGACGACGAGATCGTCATCGGCATCGACACCGACGACGGAAACTCGCAGGTGGGCGCGGACTACGCCCAGCTGTCCCGGATGGAGGAGGAGGAGGTGGCGGTGCCGTGCGTGGTGGCGGTGCGCCGTGGCGGCTCCGACGCGGCCTCGGCCGCCCGGACCGCCGCGTTCGGCCTGCTGGACGCGGTCCGCGGGTTGGTCGCCTCCGACCGGACCCTGGGTGGTGCGGTGCGGCAGGGCCTACCCGCCCGGGTGGCCGGATGGGCGATGGCTCAGACCAGCGACGCTCAGCAGGCCGGTGAGGGCCGGGTCTGCCAGATCACGTTCATCCTGACGTGGCGGCATCGGGGCTAGCCTGCCGGCGGGTGCTGTAGGCCAGCCACCCGGCTGCGGCACCACCCGCCCCACCGGCGGCGAGCACCAGCACCGCAACGTTGCGCCAGGCCGCCCGCCGGTCGTGGCAGGTGGCGCTGATCCCACCCACCACACCGGTGCGTAGTCCGGCGCCGCCGAGCGTGTCACGCAGGTCGGCCCGGAACGGCTCCGCGCTGTCGACGAACGCCGACCCGCAGGTGACGCCGTACGCGGACAGCGGCAGGAAGCCGACCGTCAGCCCGAGTGCCAGCACCCCGGCAGCAGCCAGGGTCACAAGCCGCGTGCGCGGCGTGTTCGTAGGGGTCATGCCGCGCACGCTACACCGCACACCCTGGGTGCGCATGGGGGTGAACCGTGGCCTCCGACTTCTCCGCCCAGCTTCACATGGCCGGCGCGCACCTGCGGGCCATGTCCCGGCAGGTCCGCTCGAAGACCCGCCCGGCGCTGAAGAAGGCGGCGGAGCCGATGGTCGCGCAGGCCAGGTCCAACGCGTCCTGGTCGACCCGCATCCCCGGAGCGATCCGACTGGCAGTCACCGCACGCGGCGTGGACATCCGCGTCTCCAGCAAGAAAGCCCCCCACGCCCGGCCCTACGAGGGAATCGGCGGTAACGCCACCTTCCGGCATCCGGTGATGGGCAACCGGGACCGGTGGGTGTCACAGGACACGAGGCCGTTCCTGATGCCGGCGGTCCGGCAGCACCAGGGCAAGGTGCGGGCCGCGCTGATCCAGGTGGTGCAGGACGCCGCCACCACACACGGATACAAGTAGAGGAGTACCGATGGCCCCGGCACCGCTGAACCCCACCGAAAGGTACATCAACCCGGAGGTGACAGTCACCTACTGGCTGACCCTCTGCGCCAACATCAACGCACCGACCCGGGAGGAGTTGGACGCCGGGACCAGTGTGGACCTGACCGGTGAGATCGCGGGCATGTCCGGCTGGGAGGTCAGCGCCGAGCGGGTGGCCGTACCAGACCTGGGCAGCAAGAAGACCGGTCGGATCACCGGCCGGGTCAACCCGGGCGACGCGCAGATCGTCTACTACGCCAGCAGCGACACGGCCGATGTGCGGGACGTGAAGGCCCGCGGCGACACGGGATTCATTTTCATCGCCGACGGCGGGGACATCGAAGGCCAGAAGGCGCGGATGTTCGCCGTCGAGGTCTCCTCACTCACCCCGACGGTGGACGTGGCCGGCACCGAGGGTGCCCGGATCATGGTCGACTACTCGATCAACGACTGGGCCGAGGAGGTCACCATCCCGGCCGAGTCGTCGTGACCGCACCCCGTAAGCGGGCGCCGGCCAGGCGCCGGACCAGGACGGCCGCGGCCGCTGGGCAGTCACAGCGTGACCGGCTGCTCGGCAGGCCACGGCCGTTCCTCGCGTTCCGGCTGCTGGTGGACCAGGCCGGGGCGGAGGCGGCCCGGGTGGAGCTGGCCCGGGTGCAGGCCGAGACCCGCCCGGCGCTGGTGCGCGAGGCCGAGGGCACCCCGAAGCACCGGCAGGCGACCAGACGCCGCACCGACGCGGAGGCGGCAGTCGACGCCTGCTACGAGACGCTGACCCTGCGGGCCCTCCCACCGGCCCGGTGGGAGGAACTGTCCGCCGCGCATCCGCCGACCGCCGCCCAGATGGACCGGTGCAAGGCGGAGCGGGAGCAGGCCGCCAAGCGGGGCGAAGAGCCGCTGGACTGGCCCAGCTACGACGACGCCACATTCTGGCCGGCGGCCCTGGCCGAGTGCGTCGACGGGGACATGACCGGCGACGACTGGACGGCGTTCCTGGCCGAGCATGTGTCCCGCGGCGAGGTCCGCGGGCTGAAACTCGCCGTGTTGCAGGTGAACACCGCCGAGCGGGTCGCCGATCCGCTGGTGCTCCCAAAAGGCTGGACCGGGACGACCAGCTAGCCCTGGAGCTGATGGTATGCCGCGCCTACCGGCTCCCCCACTCGGCGTTCCTCGGCTGGCGCAAGGACGACCGGGACAAGGCGATCTGGGAGCTGGCCCGCTCCCGGCAGGTGTGCCACGGCTGCGGCACCCGCGAGGCGGAGTGGCTCCCGTCCGAGGGCGGTAGCCGCCACGCGTACCGGGCCGAGGAGCACATCTGCCCCGGCTGCGAGGTGCTGGAGTACGGCCGGGAGAAGGTCGCCAAGCAGAAGGTGCAGGCCAAGGGTGCGCACATCCGGCTGGTCCGCACACGGGTGAGGCGGTGACCGGTGCCGACCAAGGATCTGCACCATAAGCTGACCGGCGACTCGACCAGCCTGGAGCGGGCGCTGCACCGCGGCGACTCCGCGATGCAGAAGGCGGCGCGGGAGGCCCGCCGGCTGGAGGCCGAGCAGCGCCGGTTGCAGCAGGCGATGGCGTCGGTCGGCCGGGGGGTGCTGGTCGCCGGGGCGGCGATCGCCGCCGGGCTGGCCTTGTCGGTGCGGGCCGCGATCGAGTGGGAGACCGCCTGGGCCGGGGTCCTCAAAACGGTCGACGGCACCGATGCGCAGATGGCTGCCCTGGAGGAGGAGATCCGCTCCCTGACCGGGGTGCTGCCCGCCTCCCACCGGGAGATCGCGGCGGTGGCGGAGGCGGCCGGTCAGCTGGGTATCCAGCGGGAAGACATCGCCGCTTTCACCAAGACGATGATCGACATGGGGGAGGCTACCAACCTCACCTCGGATGAGGCCGCCACCGCCCTGGCGCGGCTGATGAACATCATGCAG